CAATGATGCATCTGCGTCAGAACAGCGATTTCGCGGAAGTCGCTGTTCTGACGCAGATGCATCATTGCAGTGGGGTCCACGATGCAACGGTAGTAACCATCAGCGAAGGTAGGGACGTTGCGCTTACGCATGTCCTTGACGACTTCGAGGAGGTCGGTTTTAACATCGAACTTGGCAGACTCACCGGCTTCGTAAGTAACGCCGAGGGTTCCAAGACCACCGTCATTCTTAGCTTTGCCACCGGGGAGGTAGTAGCCACCTTGCTCCTTAGAGGCTTGACCACATGCTTCGGCTTTCAGGAGTTCGTTAGCGAACACCCGATCACGCCAACGACGATAGTCATCGAGCAGTGTCAGTGAACCAATGGACTGGTGGAAAACGTTCAGGTTGCCTGTATCAAGCAGCAAACGCTGAGCGGTAATAAGGGTTTCGCGAGCTACCTTGAAGGTAGAAGGCTGTGTGGAATCGCGGGAATCAGCGGGGCCGGTGTACTCACGGAGAGTAACGAGCACCTTGTCCTTAACGATGTTGCGTGCACTTGCACTGCCGAGAGTTTGGTCAGCAGTTCTCTCCCTAGACTCCTTGGTTCCGGGCTTGCCCCAGAAGCGGTAACGGTCAAGCTGCACAGTTTGACCAGGTTGCTTGCTGAAATCGTGAACGACCACAGGCTCTACAGCCATCTCAATGATGTATGCAGGGTGTGGGCGGTACAGTTCAGCGCCAAGAAGTTTTGGAAAATCGTTGTCAATCCAGATGGGTCTAAGCTCCTTACGAACGTTTAAAAAGATATCTGAATGCGAGTATTTTCCTTAACTCACATACAACAATAATAGTTATAAAATAGTTACTATAGTTCGTTTTCCCGAAAAGATATGGAAACATTTATTGATACACAAGTATGGGTGCCCGTTCATACGCTTCAAGGATTTGAGTGCTGCATTGAATATTATGTAAATCGCAAAGGTCAAGTCAAAAGCACTAAAGGACGTGTAGACAGAATTTTAAAAACTAAAAATCACAAGTCTGGATATCCAATGGTAAGTCTTACTCAAAGGCTTGGTAAAAAGGGAGTTAAATACTGCTGTGTACATACTCTTGTAGCATTTGCTTTTCTTGGGAATCCACCTACTCCGTATGGCAGAGATGCTGGATGTAGTATTGTTGATCATAAAGATGAAAACAAAAAGAATTGCAATGCTAATAATCTTCGTTGGGTAACTCGTCGAGAAAATAATACAAAGTTTGCATATAAGCGGCGACCTAAAAATACAGATGAGCAAAACGCTGCTGCTAGAGAGCGACAGAAGATTTCAAATAGAGAACATATGCGTCGTAAACGGGCAAAAGATAAAGAAGCTAAAATAGAAGAAAGTGATAACTAAACACAATGGCTGATAGTCTGGTTCTTACTGGTGTTAAGGACGTTAAAAAGCACACCGGCACTGAAATGATGCTTACACGTCCGAGGCGCGGTGGTGATACTCATCAACTTAAAGAATGGTGGAAAACTGGTGCTAATAAGTGCTATGTAATGTGTACTGTTTTTAATGTAACTACATCTGTAGGGTCAGTAAAACTAGTACTTGATAGCAACCCTGGTACAAATATTCGTATTGACCACGACGGTGCTTTTAACTTTACCTTCTATGGTATTAATGAAGTAAGGCGTGGAGCACTCTTTACTGATGCCTATGAATTGATTGAGCACTATGTATTTCCTAGTATCAGTGGCGGTAAGGTAATGACCGTTACTCCTCCTGGTGGTGCTAGCCGTCCTATCAGTGGACCACCTGCTACATCAATTGGGACTGTAACTGTTAGTGGTGCAACTGGTCCTACTGACGGGGACACTGAAGCCTACTCAGCAAGTATTAGCGGAACCGCTGGTAACCTGTCTTATGCTTGGTCTGTTGGTGGAAGCGGTACTATCAATGGAAGCTCTACTGGATCAACTGTAAGTATTAACTGGGCTGGCACTACTGCTTCTACTGTGACTTGTGTTGTAACTTCTGGTGATGCCGGTGTAACGGATAGTCCAGCAACTGGAACACTCAGTGTTACTCCTGTTTAACTGTTTTTATACCTGACTTGCTCAGGCTTTAAACCAGATACATATTCATTCCCTATGATGCAATCAACATTGTAGGGAAGTCTTCTTGTGTTGCGCGCGTGAAATCCAATATAGAAGAAGTCGTTCATACGGACATACATCTTGTCGTATGGATGCTCTTCTCTTGCTTTGGTGTACAGACGTACGTCAAACCAAGCATCGATATACTTGTTTCCTGTCTTTAAGTTATTAAGGTCTACGCTGACATAAGCATCAGGCTTACCAATCAGTGAGTCCCCATTTATACGTGCGGGGTCATATTGATTGACTGGAAACTCATCTTTAGTAGTGTCTACTAAACCAGACTGATATGTATTCTGAGCAGGGAATGAACTGTAATCAATCTGAGCACAACTCCATCCGTCTTCTTCAAAGCAGGAGTACGCAACAGACCTATCAATATTAATGTTTACTTTGATAAAATGATTTTCTTTTCCAAATAGTCCTACGGTATCGTTGTACTTTAAATTAAAAGGAATAATAGTTACACGTTCGTTCTCAGGTCTCGTGATAGAACCACCTTCTGCGTAATTCAGAGAGCGGTTACTTGAGGAGTAAGAAGGGTTAGTATTATCGCTAGCTCCGTAAATAATATGCCTATCAAGAATTCGCTGTGTTACATTCTTTGCGCTCTCTTCCATTTCACAACTGCGGTTACTAACCCTATTGTAAATTACAAATACTCTTTAATTTGATCAGAGTCAGCACGCAATGCTCGTAATCCTTTGTGCTCTAAGGTGCGTACACGGTCACGGCTCATATTAAGTACTTGGCCGATGGCAGTCATAGACATTGGCTCAAGCATCTCATCACCAATTCCATAACGCATACTAATTACAGCAGCCTGCATCTCAGGAAGTTCTTTAATTAGCTCTCGGATGTCTTCTTTGATGTATTGAATCTCAAGAATGTTCTCTGGAAGCTGTGTCTCATCCTCTAGTAAGTCTATTAAAGCGGTGTCGCGGTTTTCACCAATCTTGATTTCAAGTGATGTTGGCTGACGTGCCTTACACATCAGATCTTTAATCTCATCAACCGTTAAACCTAAATAAGCTGATAGTTCAAATACGTTAGGCATCTGCCCATTCATTTGACTTAGTTCACGCTGGGCTTTTTTAAGTTTGTTGAGGTTTTCAGTAATGTGGATCGGTAAGCGGATGGCTCTACTCTTTTCCGCAATCGCCCTTGTAATGCCTTGTCGAATCCACCAATATGCATAAGTAGAGAACTTATAGCCACGACCAGGATCGAACTTCTCCACACCACGGACGAGTCCGATTGTCCCTTCTTGGATGATGTCCAAGAGCTCCATATTACGCTTGGTATATTTCTTTGCGACAGAGACAACAAGACGAAGATTAGCGGTAACCATCTTGTCTTTTGCTCTTTCACCATCACGCATCTCTTTCTTGATTTGTTTTTGAGTGATGTCCATTGCAATAGCTAAACCTTCTTCGTCTAGCTCTAGCTCTTTCTTCATCTCCTTAAGTACCATCATACGTTGCACTTGACGTCCTAAAAGGATTTCTTCGTCATGCTCCAGAAGTGGAATACGTCCGATGTCCCTTAAGTAAGAACGTACTGAATCTCCTGAAAGTTTGACTGACATATATTTCTTTTTGGGTATACTTAACTGTAGCTTATTATTCTAGCTTCGTCAACACTTAACCGTGTAATCTTGCATACCTAAGTGACTTTTTAGGTTGCTCTCCATCTTCCATAGACTCCACAGCCATTGCCTGCGCTGCGTGTTGATTAAATCCTTTCTCTTTATAGATTGATTCTGCTTCTTGATATTTTTCTACACTGCTTTCAAAATCCTCACCATGAGTAAGCATCTCTGCAGTCATCTGATTGGCAGCCTGATCAGGCACACCATCAGTCTTTAGATGCTTCCAGATAGTCTGAAATACTTCAGGGTCTTGTTGAGTTTCTTGTCCAGCTAAACGCATGGTATAGATATCATTTACCTATACCGATTGTAATAGATTTACATTCCCATCTGGTTCTGAACCAAGTCAGGGTTCATGCCAACTGACATTGCTTTACTAGTAGCAATACTATTGCGAACTGCAGCTCCTTCAACATCACCCATTTGTGACATGTACTGAGTAGCAGGTGAGCCAAGTACTTCCATTACTTCAGCTTTACGCTCATTGGCGAAAGATGCGGCTTTATACTCTTCGTTAGCGCCTACAAGATTCTGCTTACGGAATGCTTGCACGTTTGCTGATTGCGCTTGAGGAAGTGCATCCTCTTGTCGCACCGTCATGTTTTGTGCTGCTAGCCGTTCATTGTTATATGGCTGAGTATTTACAGAAGGCTTAGATGAACCACCACCGTCATATGCATTAGGTCCTGGAGGAGCTGATGTACGGCTCATGCCTTCTAGCCCACGCATACCGCTGGACTGAGGAAGCATCATTTCTGCAACTGAATAAGGATTAGCCATTGTTTAAATCATTCTCATATATACATTGTAAGGGGATACGTTATGTACCCCCTCACGTTTTAATCAGAGGTCCTGGACAAGCATCTTCTGCTGGAAGGCTGCTGCTGGAGCCTGTGCAAGGACTTTCCATGCATCTTCAGGATTAGTATCCATCATGTCTCCAAAGCCGCCCCAGAAGTCGTTAGCGGCGTTTGCCTGACGACCTGGTGTTGGCATCTCTTGGATAGGACGTTGGAAGTTCTGTGGAACCAAGTTCTGCTCTTGAGCGAGGATTTCTTGCTCAAACTGCTCACGTGCTTGCCACTCTGCAAGTTCTGCTTGCTCTGATTCAGTCAACGTGGGGTAAGGACCTTCAGGACCAAAGAAGTCGTTGACATAATCAGCAAGGACGTCAGGGTCGGTAAGCATGAGGTTCATTGCAGAACGCTCTTCACCTGCTGCTTCAAGCACCAAAGACTGATGCTGACCACGCTGGACTTGCTCAATGAGGGCATCCTCAACGGCACAGGCGTAGGTGTTCAGAAGGTTGGGAGCTTCAGCACCGAAGTGCTCAAGAACTTCAAGACTTTCGTCGCTGATTTGACTTAGATACGCGTCCCGTGCCGGAGCCTGACTTACGGCCTGAGCCGGAGCCGGTGCGGCCATTTGCTGCTGGAGCGCCTGCTGCATTAAAGCCTGGGTTGAAGCTTGGGGAGAGTAGGTCTGCTGCGCCGAATACTGGGCTTGCTGCTGAGGAGCCTGGGGCATTGAAGCCCAACTGGCTGGTGTAGGA